ATGGGAGGGTTCGCCTTGGCCTGGTTGGTAGATCTTGGCAGTAGCCAAATTCTTCTTGTACAGTGCTTCTGCTTGACCGCGCTTCATTGGAATGATTTGGCATATCCAATCGGCATCGGCGTAATCCCAGAACTCGCAGATTGAGGGATCAATGAGGAGGTTTTCTGTAAGGACTCTGTCAATCACCAATCCTTCAGCTGATTGCACTTCTGATTGCTCTTGGAGTGACTTAATGAGCTCTTCTAACTCTGCTCTCTTGGCATCATGATGATGGGCTTGATCTTTATCATGAAGGTCCTTCTCTAGATCATGTATCGCTAGAAGGTTTTCTTGGGCATCATTAATACGACCTTGGATATAACCATCCCTGCTTGGATCTCTTTGATACATCACTTTAAGAATTCCGAAGCTACAGGTTAGTGCCGCTCTTACGGTGGACTTGGCTCGATTCTTTAATTGGGCATGTTCTAGCGCTCTATTGGTGACTTTCTCCAATGTTTTACAGAAGAGCTTGATGTCCGCGGCCGAGTGAGTAGGTGTTGTTGATATTTCCGGGTTGCGAGCATAAACATTGGGAAGGACTGCAGAGATAGTGCCATGGATGAGGTTAGCTCTTAGGCTGTAGAAGTCTTTGCCAGTGGGATCGGCATTCCAATTAAAGCCGGCTACTGTATTTCGGTTGTGCCTTACGCGTTTGTGGAAGGTTGCCCAGTGAGCGCGCGCATGAGTGATGCGAGCGGTCCATTTTTGTTGGAGGGCTTTAGAGTCTTGGGGCACACATTACTTATACAAGCGATTTCCCCATGTCTAGAATTTTTATAAAACTTTTCTATGTCTCAATAACTTGAATGGATTTTGGTTAACGAATCCTTTGCTGCGCACGGGGGATCTATCGGCAATATCTTGCAATGCAAATGTGAGTAGGTGAGTAGTCGTATTGCACAGGCTGGAAAACTTAAGAAGCACATCTCCATCGGAGAGAATGCTTAAATCAGTGTCGCCATTAGGCTTCCATTTCGCTAACTGAGATTTTAAAATTTCACTCTGCCTTCTGCTCAGCTGGTATGGAAACCAAACTCCATACTCATGCTGATAATGCAAATCATTTCGAATTTTTGATGGCCATCCCGCGTAACCATGCAATCCCAAACTAGTCCTTATTTCACCTGAAATTCTTACCGCCTCTAGGGCGCCTTCACCGCATCCATTTTTTAATAGGATCTCATTTTCTATTTTTCGCAGAAAATCCGAAAACTCTGACCACATATCTTGATGCGATCCACCCGACCCAGATGAAACCTTTTTAATAAAAACGGTACCCTTATCAATTGGTTCATTAAAAACCTTATAAAGCCCAGGCGTAAGGCGAGGCGAAATACCAAACTGCTGCGAACTTGCATAATTAAGAATTCTACAAGTTTCAGTAGATATATATGTTATCGAGACTCCACCAATACGGAGCAAAGCATGTGCAGCATAAAAAGTTGCGTAGTAATGCCTTACCAATGACCAACCAAGAGATCGAGATGCAAGAAGTGGGGGTTCGGCATCTAATAGAGATTCATATGCAGCACAACTAAACCTAGAAATTTCACCAGCTAATGCGGAAGTAAACCCATTGCCAGAACCTCGAATATCTAATTCAATAGATTCCTGTGATGCAGCAACCCAATTAAATGATCCACCCTGCAGCCACGAACTAATATCCAAAAATTCAGGGTTGTCAATCTGATTTAAATTTTGAGCCCACCCAGAACGAATGCCATCAGCAAAAGCTCCACTAATATCAACCATCGGCCTAGCCTATTAGAAAACCACCGCGCAGTGCCTTTGAAAGATCTGCGGCAAGATCCTTATGCGATCTTGGTGGCGTTTTAAATTTTCCTGGCTTAACCCGAGCAAACAAGCTGGATAAAATTTCGGCGAAACCTTCCTCTCGAAAAGAGGCCCCATGACGATCCAGCACTCGTTGTGCGACCTCAGGAAATATCTCATGTATTGCCCTAAATACTATAGGATTCACAATCGACTGACGCAACCCTAGACTCGATAACTCCTTATAGAATGCGCTGATATACGACCTGAGAGCCGGATAAATTACAGAACTTGATGAGGTTGCAAAGGTTGCAAGAACTGGTTTGACGGCCGCATTAAAAGTTACCCTACTCAATTTTCCTTTAGATTTTGTAGCGGGGCTCAATAGCCCAATAAGTGGACTGCTACCATCCTCATTAAATGCATCAAATAATTCCCTGAGAATTGATTCTTCTGTATTTTCCGCATCAGCTAATTTTTTGATATCAAGCAATAATTCATTTGGTACCGGCCTTTGTTTAGTATTTATATCGATAAACAACTTAGACTCTTGTTGTTTTGTTAGGCCGTTATAAATTACAACTGGAACGCGTAATTTTGTTTTGGCTTTAGAGAAGCCAAAAACTCGATGCTGACCATCTATTATTAGGAAAGAGTGAGGGGTAAATGTAAACTCCAGCGTCTTTCCTTTTCCAACATCTTTTAGCTCCGCATCGGATTGCGCCGAGAGAACGATTGAATTTGGAATTGTTCCAAAGCCTAGATCCATATAATCCGCAATCTCCTGCGCGCGTCGCTCATCAAGAACTCTTTGAAAACCCAAAACTGGATCCTCCTCCCGATTTGTGGCAAAACAACATGAGGCAAGCACATCAGAAGGCATGGTTAATGTGTAGAAGCGATTTGATCCTTGCGTCACAAAACTCATTGAGTAACGGACTCGCTCACCTTCATTGGGCAATGGCTCAGTCATTTCCCGCATAGTTTTTGAGGTTGCCATTAGAATTTTTCCTTAAACAAAATTATTGATTATTCTTTTGAAGATTCCCTAGTTTAAGCGCAAACCAGGCAGCAACATTGTGCTAATTTCTTTTTTTTAAAAAACACTCCTAGCCCTCATCACCCCATACCTCGTAGCATCCCAGGCGTGATCCTCTGCGTCGGTATCTACGTCTTCGGGGTTTAATGAGTCCGGCGGTAATTGCGGGATGGTTCTAAGCCAGTGCTTGCAGGTTGAGAAGATCTTGAGCCTGTCTTCAGCCAGTAGTCGGATGATTTCTTGGGCTCCGTTTACTCTGCTTCTTGGGGCATTGTAGGCCTCGGTCCATTTGACACCCTTATCTCTAAAGATTTGTCCAATTGATCTCTCTGCTCCGATCTTAGAGAAGATCGATGGGTCGGCTAGATTCATACGGTATTCATAGCCTAGTCTTTGATCATGAATTTCTATCTTCTTTATTTTTTCAGCTACTACGGTTGCATCTTCCCTGGTACCCGTATTTTCTTTATCCCCATACCCATAGAGCTCTCTCCATAGGTAATAGACTCCGTCATTAGATAAGGCAAACCAATAAACGGCATAGGGTCTGGCATAACCCCAATCCATGGATCGCCAGACCTTCCAGGTTGGTGGGATTGCGAATGGCTCTACAACGTGTTTAGAGGGCTGCCATACGCCTTCCAAGAAACTTCCCACGTGGATATCCCAATCTCCTTCTAACCAGGCCCTGCGCCTGTTTGGATCGCTTAGCGACTCTAGACTCATCAGGTAGTTTGGGTCGTTTTTTAGTAGGTGAGTATTCTCATAAATAGTGGAATGAATTCGCACCCTTGGGAGTGCGCCCTCCTGTCTAATGATCTGTCCAGCAGGAATAGCTCCAATCTGAAATCTTTCCTTCACTGATGCGTGACCTACTCCAAATGGATTACAAGTAGCTCGCACCATCCTTGGCATTCCCGGATGTGATGACCTGCAGGTGGAATGCATCGCTTCGTAGAAAGAAAGATTACGCCAGTTCGTTAACTCTTCAAATCCTAACCAGGGGTATTCATGGCCATGGTAATTCCAGTAGTCATCCTCGTTCGCTCCATACCGAAAGTACAGCATCTCTCCTGTAGGCCACTTCCAGACATAGTCTGATTCATTGAACTTGGCGCCTGGAAAGATTTGATAGAACCAGCGCTTACTCTTGGCTACTACGTCAGCTAATTGTGGATATGTCAGACGAAAGAGTGTGCCGCGCCAGTGATCACCAAACCCTCTACCTACGTGTTGGGCATAGCTCATTAACAAGGTATCGGTCTTACCCCCTCCTCTGGTGCCCTCTAGTAATACCTCATAAACAGGGCATGTCAGAAACAAAGTCTGGCTACCGGGCAGTGGCGCCCAGATGGTTTTCATAGGTTTTATTTAATTCACTAGTGTTTTGCTTGGGCGGCCTGCTCCCACTCGTCTATGCTCATAGCGCTTGGCACCACCAGAACTCCGCTTTGTAAGGGTGCGCCATCTTTGCCGGTGTGCTCGATGGCAGATAAGCGTGGATGGACGTAAGGCGCAGCATGTCTTCCTACGGTGGCGGCCATGTTCAGAAGCTTTATGCGAGCTTCATTGGCCAAAGCCTTATCGCCAAGCTCTTCTTCTTGAACATTGCCAGCTTCTTCGTATAGCTGGTGCATTACCTTCATCATGACCTCTAGGGGTGTTATCCCCTGGGTAGCAACAGCCTCAGCAATTTGGCGAGTACGCTTAGTTAGGCTGCCAGTCTTACGACCAGCCCCTGGTCTTTTTCCACCCTTTGATTTCTTTTGATTGTTTTCAATCATGGTATGGGGGTTGACTCTTTGATGAGCTTCAACAGATGGGGTTGCAATGCGACTGAGTCACCAACGGGTTCATCAAACTCGATAATGATTCTTTGGAATAGGTCATTTCGGCTCTGGGCTCCACGATGTTTTACGACAGTGCCTACGCGCCCACTTGGGGTCCTCACTTTTGATCCAATGGGGAAGTCTTCCATGTCTAGGCGATCAATGACGCCTGCAATGGTTTGATTAGTTTGCATTGGATGCCTCTTGACGTTTACGTAGCTCAGCAAAGATTCGGGTTTTGAAGGATTCGTAACTTTCAGAGCCCTGGGCCTTCATTGCCAACTCTCTGCCTTTGGCATCTATCCCTTCATTGGTTTTCCACCAGGCGTCTTCGTCTGCGTTAGCAGCTTCTGCCTTCTTGCGCGCTCCTTTCAGTATTGCCAGGACATAGCCTGCATTAATGGGGGTTGGGTTTGAGACCTTCATGCGCGTTTCCTTTGCCGTAGCGATAGCCTCTGCTACTTCAGCTTCCGATACTCCGAGATTGACGATGTCCCGTATACGGTAGTCGTCTACGGCAATAGCTCTACCCTCCTTGCTGATCATGGCTGCAAAACTTTTATATTTTTCGATACGCTCCTGAAAAACTTTTTCTTCTTCGGATGGCGTTGCTGTCTCTTCGGGAATTTTTTCCTTTTCACCCCCATTGTTTTGTTTGCCTGGTGTATGGAGATTGGTTACTGGTGACTGGTGTCTGGTGACTGGTGAGCAATGCGTTCGCATTGCGGTCGCATTGCGAACGCATGCATTATTGGGGGTGATTTCTGACTGAGATTCATCCGGTGGGAATGATTGCCACCTGCCTTCTGCACTCCGCCTGGCTTTAAGTTGCTTGTCTTTAAAGCGGGCTATCTCATGATCACACCGCTCTTGTCTCCAGCCATCATCAGTAAGGGTAAAAAATTCGTTGAGGACAGAGACAACTGCATTTTTTTCTTCTTTTGATCGCGCGTTGATCAATCTTTGTACCAACTTGATTTCGATAGGTAGCGGCTTTTCGGTGGCGTAGTACTTTCTGATGAGGCGACTGTAAGTTGCATCCTCTATGAATGTAAGATGCGCGGTTGCTTCGGCGTAATCTCCAATGTGATGCTCGTAGTAATTCATCTCAATCTGTCTCCGTGTAGTTCTTTTTCTTGCGTGCAATATTTTTTGCAAGAGATGAATCTAACAATCGGAAAGCGTATCGTCAAACGCGTTTTTTCTGAATTTTTCTTTAATTTATTTATTCATCAATTCGCTGTAATCCATGATTGAGATATTCGTGAGAATGATTTTCTTTATCTGAAGTGTTTATTGATCTACGCGTGTCCACCAACCTCTTTGCGCTATCAGAAAGTTCTGACAAGTCTGTAGCCATTTATTTATATGGCTTGTATAACTTCTATGAATAAATATTTTTTTGTAGTCAAAAATTAATTTGTGTTTGCAAAGTGGGTATTGACATTTGATTGACCACCAAAATTTCATTGACTACATTGCACTTCAGCAGCACACAAAATGATGCATAACAAAACACAATAGGAGATTAAATTTAATGATGGCATTTCGTTTGTATAGCTTGTATCGATCTTATGGATACACAAAAATGAGTTCTGCAAAGATGGCGTTGCAGGTTTATCGTAAAAACTTAAAGCGCGCCCGCTAAGGAGATGGTGATGAGTCAATCCAGCCCTCAAATCCCACCAATCACTTTGATGAGAATTCCGCAAATATTGAAGATGATGCCAGTTTCTAAATCCAAGTTTTGGTTGATGGTTCAGAAAGGTGAGTTTCCTAAACCAATCAAGATTGGCAGATCTTCGTTTTGGACGATTGAACAGGTTCAAGCTTTTATTAGAGAGCGGAGTGGTCAATCCACCAATTGAAAAATGGCTATCTCCTGAGCTTATGCTATCTATCCTACGGAAAAATCAGGAGATGACTATGCAGTTGACAGCCTATCGAAGCAAACTATTTGCAGTTGATCTCTTTAG